GACCCTGCCATGCCAAAAGAAGTCGAAGAAATGGCAGAGGCCGTATCTAAGGTACAAGGAAGCGCAGAGTCTGAAGCTCCTAAAGTTGTAGCAGAAAACTTAAAAGACACTACAAAACTTGTAAACTCTTTTAAGTTCCAAGGCGGCAACAAAAAGATGGACAAAGCGTATATTATGGAATCTTTGAGCGCTGTTGCTGATTCTCCTATTGTAGAGTCTAAGCAATCTATCGCTGAATTTATTACTGACCTCCACCGCACACAGATTGACGAAGAGTCTAAGCCTTTGTTGTCTACAGATGATTTCAAAAAGCTTACTAGCTTTGCAAGCTCAGAAGAGCGTGTAGAAAAGAATGAAGGCGGCGAAGTATCCGATGTAGATAAGTACATTTCTTTGTACAAGGGAATGCAAAAGTCTATGGATAAAGCTGAAGATAAAGCAACTAAAGAGTTAATCCAACAGCGTTGGCAACAAGTAGAAGACTCTTTCTCAGGCAGAGACAGAGCTGAAGCACTTATGAAAATGGACGAGCAAAATGAAGGTCGAGAAGGTAGATTCCTTGGTGGAATGATTAAAAAAGTAAAAGAGCATGTTGAAGCAGTAGATGAAGGCGATACTTCTGCGGGCATGCTTGGCTTATTGCTGAGTGAAGGCAAAGACACCGGAGGAACTACTACAGCTCCTCAAGGCCAACAAGAAGAAGCAAGCATCTCTGCCCTCGAAGGCCCAGACCCCATTTCTGCTGCAAACAACGCACCTATTTCTAATACTTCTGGTTTTGCAGAAGGCGGTTCGTTGATGGCTCCCGACATGCCAGTAGATACATACGATAATATTCCACCCGAAGAAATGGCCGCTGTAGAAGCTTCACAGCTACCAGACGATGAAATGGAAGACGAGTACGCAGGCTTTGTGTTAGACGAAGCTCTTACTCCAGAAGACCAAGATTACTTGCTCAATGCCCTAGAAGGCGATGAGCGACTAGGCACTATCTTTGATAAGGTCATGGATATTGCCGGAGAATTTGCTGGTGAAGGCGCTGTAGAAGGGCCGGGAACTGGCACATCAGATTCGATACCCGCAAGGTTGTCGGATGGTGAATTTGTTTTCACCAGAAAAGCAACTGACCAAATAGGTACGGATAAGCTTCAGGCCATGATGGATGATGCTGAACGTGCGTATGATGGCGGTTTAATGAAAAAGTACATGGGTGGTAGCATATTGACTAACGAGGAAATGGAAGACCCTGATAAGGAAGTCCATGACCAGATGTTAGGCGCTAATGCAATGCCCAGTGTACGCAGACGATAAGGCCACCCGAAAGGCCCCTTATCACTTTTAATTTTAACCTAGAGGCCACCTTGTAGTATCAAGCCCTATTCAGCAGNCGCGAGCCGAATAGCTACCTTGAAAAGACGACAAGCCCCAAAAGGAGTAGTGACGATGAGTGAAGTACAAGAAGTACAACAAGAAGAAACGGCAAACCCCTACAACATGAGAAAAGACTATGGCGGCGAACAAGACGCTCCTTTTCAGAGTGCTGATGGAGTTTATCATGAACCTAGTCAGGCCACCTCTAAAGCAGCCCCTGATGAAGAAAACGCTAATTATAAAAAGCGATACGATGATTTAAAGAAACACTACGATACTAAGATTAACGAGTTTAAACAGAAAGAACAAGAACTTAAAGCCGAAGCTCGAATGACACAGCAAGTTGAACAGGCCGTTCGTCACGAGGATGCAGTAGAAGCAGAACAAGTTCAGGACGAGTATGTAGAAACAGCACCCGCTGTAGAGACTGATGACAGGCTCTCAGCACTTGAAGAACGTGAAGCCAAGATTGCACGTAAAGAAGCAGAACAAACTCTTTACTCTGCACATCCTGACTTTGCAGACATTCGCAAAAGTGATGAGTTCCATTCATGGGCTAAGTCACAGCCGGAAGCCATTCAAGACTGGGTGTATAATAATCCAAATAACGTAGATTTGGCAGTCAAAGCTATTGATTTATATAAATTAGAAAGCGGTATCCAAGTTTCTCAAGGTACTTCGCAACAGTCACAAACTTCGACCAAAGCTTCAGCGGCTGATATGGTATCAACTAAAACAACTGCTGTTGACGCTAAAGAAGCAAAAGTATGGTCACAAAGGGAAATTGCTGCCCTGTCTATGGCTGATTACGATAAGTATGAAAAAGAAATTGATTCAGCCATTATGGAAGGCAGAGTAGTAGCTTAATTTACAATGTCTTTAAATAATAAGGAAACATAATCATGGCTCAATATTTTGAACCCACTCCAGATACAAACGCTAACTTTGGTAACTCTGTCGCTGGACAGAATAACTCTTACTTCTTGCCCGCTGTTTACTCGAAGAAAGTTCTTAACTTCTTCCGTAAAGCATCGGTTGCAGAAGCTATTACTAACACTGACTATGAAGGTGAAATCTCTGCCTTCGGTGATTCTGTACGAATCATTAAAGAGCCAGTAATTAGCGTTAGCGCCTATACTCGTGGTAGCGATACTGCTGCTACTAAGCTGACTGACCAAGAAATCAATCTGGTTGTTGATACAGCTAACGCCTTTAAGTTTATCGTAGATGACATCGAAACTTCTATGTCTCACGTAAACTTCAAAGAAGTTGCTGCTTCATCTGCTGCTTACGCTCTGCGTGACGCATTTGACGCTGCTGTAATCGCTGCTGGTTTTACTGGTCTGTCTACTTCTGGCCCTGACCACACTCTCGGTACTGATAGCGCTACTCACCTTGGCGCTGGCGTATACGATGGTGCAGGCGCAGTTGGCTTGGACGTAACCGACCCACTTGACCTGCTGGCTAAGTTTGCCCGTCTTCTTGACGAGCAGAACGTACCAGAAGAAGGTCGTTGGGTAGTTGCACCTCCTAGCTTCTACGAAGAACTGTCTCAGTCTGGTTCTAAGCTTCTGTCTGTTGACTTCAATGCTGGTCAAGGCTCCATTCGTAACGGTCTCGTTACTTCTGGTAAGCTGCGTGGCTTTAGCATGTACAAGTCTAACAACGTAGCTACTCCGGGCAGTGCTGACGGCAAGATTCTTGCTGGTCACATGTCAGCTATTTGTACTGCACAGACTATCACTAGCACTGAGGTCATCCGTGACCCAGATAGCTTCGGTGACATCTGTCGTGGTTTGCACGTATTCGGTGTTAAGGTTATGCGACCTGAAGCACTCGTTGGTGCGTTCTACAACGTATAAGCTGTATCTAAATAAGTGCGGGGGCTGTAAAAGGCCCCCAATCTTTAACAAATTAAAAGGCAAGAAAACCTATGGCAACATCCTACTTAGACTTAACCAACGAACTTCTTAGAGAACTAAATGAAGTTACTTTGACTTCTTCGAATTTTGCTTCAGCAGTAGGTGTTCAAGGCCATGTTAAAGATGCTGTAAATAAAGCATACTTTGATATTATTAATCAAGAACCTCAGTGGCCTTTCCTTTCCGCAGGAGAAAGCGGCGAAGTTGACCCCATGTACGGCAATGTATATGTAGAAACAGTTATAGGTCAACGATATTACGAATTAAAAGCTTCAAGTGATTCCATCAAAGACGACTACGGTTCAATTGACTGGGATAACTTTTATGTAACTACGGTAGGCGTGGCAGGCGAAACTGCACCCTATGTAGGACGCAACCTCCGGTTTACTACTACAGAAGAGTGGAAAAGTTTTCGACGTGTTGGAGAAAACTTAGATGACGCAGATACACAATCATACGGAGAACCTGACCGTGTAATCAGAAGCCCTGATGCACGTAAGTTTGGATTAAGCCCAATACCCGACAAAGTATATCGTGTTTGGTTTTATGCTTGGAATCTGCCAACAAAATTTACAAACTATAATGATGAAATAGTGTTTCCAGAAATGTATACTACTGTGCTTTTAGCTCGCGCAAGATACTTTATTCACCAGTTTAAAGATAATCCACAAGCTGCTTCATTTGCAGCAGATGATTATAAAAGAGGATTACGCAGTATGCGCTCAAATCTTATTGAGCCTACTCCGTTTTACATGACTGACGACAGAGTGAGACTCGTATAATATGGCAGCTTCACAACCTTTTGGTTTCTCTTCTAAGGGCGGTTTAAATACTAACCTAAGTGAAATAGAAATGCTACGCCAACCGGGAATTGCAACAGCACTTCGTAATTTTGAGGTTGACCCTGACGGTGGTTATCGCAGAGTAAACGGCTTTACGCCTTATGGTGGCGATTCAGCGGCTCGACCTAATGCTGCAAATAGTGTTTTAGGTATTAAAACGTATGCAGACGGTGTAGTTGTATGTAGCGGCACAGATATTTTCTTCAGTAATGACGGAGCTACGTGGTTACAAATTAATAGAGCATCCGTACATAGCGGTGGCGATAACTACGCAACCTTTACAGGCCGCTCAGTTTTAGCTCGAACAGGCCAAGGGCAAAGCTCCATAGCTTTATACGAAGGAAGTAAGTCAGAATATGGTGAACTATTAATCTGTGATGGCGCAAACCTTCCTTATTATTTTTACATGACAGGAACAGGAGCTTTAACTACTCGTACATTTTATTCTAGTGAAGTAACGGTAAACAGCACTGAGACTCCATCAATCGCAACAATCCACGGAAACCACTCTGTAGTTTCAGGAACTAGCGAAAACCCTAACCAAGTATATTATAGCCACATCCATGAAATAGATAGCCTTTCTGGCGCAGGCGCAGGTCAAATAAGACTAGCCGATAAAGTCGTAGGACTAAAAAGCTTTCGTGGCGATTGTATTGTATTCTGTCAAAACAGTATTTATAAGTTAATAAACATTGAAGCTAATGATACAACTACGGCTGTAATCCCTATTACAAAAAACGTAGGTTGTCTAGACGGAAACAGCNTTCAAGAGATTGGCGGTGACTTAGTGTTTCTAAGCCCTGACGGTGTTAGAACGCTTGCGGGTACTGCCCGTATTGGTGACGTTGAGTTGACTTCTGTAAGTCGAAACATTCAAAGCATCCTTACACAACTTGCAAATAAAATAAACACGTATACAATTTCTAGCGTAGTGTTACGCTCTAAATCACAGTATCGTTTGTACTATAACGACCCCAACGAAGCAGCCAATATATCTAAAGGTATCATAGGCACATTCACAGGCCAAGGTTTTGAGTGGTCAGAAACAGAAGGCATTGAAGCTCCCGCAGTTGATAGTGGATTTTTAATTAACGGTGTAGAACAAATTGTTCACGGCGACAATGACGGCTACATTTATAATCACGATACTGGAACTGTGTTTTCATATCTTGGCGCTGATGCTAATGTAAAAGCAGTTTATGAAACTCCTTACTTAGATTTCGGAGACATGGGTACACGAAAGACTTTACAGTACGCAAAGATTTCTGTAACTCCTGATGCAGACGCAGGGGGTTTTGCACAGCCTACATTAGAAGTTAAATTTGATTTTGAAGATAGTTTAGTACAGCAGCCCCCTACGTATACACTAGATGCAATAAGAAGCGGTGCAACTTTTGGAACTGCTATTTTTGGAGACGATTTCTTCGGAGCTAGTGATAATCCTTTGTTGCGTCAGCCTATTCAGGGGAGCTGTTACACAAGCAACTACACAATACGCAGCGATGACCAACTTTCAGCTTACACAATTAATGGCCTATACTTAAATTACGTCCCAGCAGGCAGGAGATAAACCAGATGGCAGGAACAAGTTATACACGACAAAGTACAATAGCAGATGGCAATCTAATTTCTGCTTCGCTTTTTAATAGCGAATACAACCAGATTGTAAATGCTTTTGCATACAACACTACTGGAACTACCGGCCACACACATGACGGAAGTGCAGGACAAGGCGGCGCAATTGCAAAGATAGGCGACCAAGATTTTAAAAACAAAATAGAAGTTAGCGCAACTAACAATCGTATTGAGTTTTATTCTGAGGTTGGCGGCTCTCCTGTAGAGCAGGTACGCATTCAAGACGGAGCTATTGTTCCGGTCACAGACAGCGATGTAGACCTCGGTACAACCTCTGTAAGATTTAAAGATGCATATATTGATAGTGTTACTGTAACTAATAACATTGTAGTAGCAGGAACTGTAGATGGTCGTGATGTAGCTACTGACGGTACTAAACTAGACGGCATTGAGGCTTCTGCTACCGCAGACCAAACAGATGCAGAAATTCGAGCAGCGGTTGAAGCCGCAACAGATTCAAATGTATTCACGGATGCAGACCACACAAAACTTAATGCAATTGAAGCTGGTGCAGACGTAACTGACACAACAAACGTAACTGCTGCTGGTGCTTTGATGGACAGTGAAGTTACTAACCTAGCACAAGTTAAAGCCTTTGATTCTTCAGACTATGCCACGGCTGCTCAAGGTACTAAAGCAGATGCTGCTCTACCTACTACTGGCGGTGCAATGACCGGAGCGATAACAACCAACAGCACCTTTGATGGTCGTGATGTTGCTGCTGACGGAACTAAGCTTGATGGTATTGAAGCAAGTGCTGATGTTACTGACACCACTAATGTTGTAGCAGCTTTATCGGCTGGCACAGGCATTAGTTTGTCTGCTGGTGGAGAAATTGCTAACACAGCTCCAGACCAAACTGTAGCCCTTACAGGCTCAGGCGGTACTACTGTTTCAGGAACATATCCTAACTTTACTATTAGTAGCTCAGCTGCAGGATATAGTCTTCCTGTAGCTACTGATACAGTTCTAGGCGGCATTGAGCTGTTTAGTAACACAGACCAAAGCGTAGCTGCCAATGCTGTAACTACTACTGCTTCAAGAACTTACGGTATCCAATTAAATAGCGACAACCAAGCCGTTGTTAATGTTCCTTGGACTAATACTACATACACCGTGGGCGATGGTGGTCTTACTGAGATTAACTTTACCTCTGCCGACAATGCTAAGCTAGACGGCATTGAAGCTAATGCTGACATTACAGACACATCTAACGTCACAGCCGCAGGTGCGCTAATGGATTCTGAGGTCACTAACCTTGCACAGGTTAAGGCTTTTGACTCCGCTGACTACGCTACCGCTGCACAAGGCGTTAATGCTGATGCGGCACTTCCGCTTGCAGGTGGCGCACTAACAGGCGCTGTAACAACTAATAGCACGTTTGATGGTCGAGACGTAGCCACTGACGGCACTAAGCTAGACGGCATAGAGGCCAGTGCAGACGTTACAGACACAGCTAACGTAACTGCCGCTGGTGCGCTGATGGACAGCGAGTTGACTAGCGAAGCATCTGTTAAGGCATTAGACCAAGGCGTAGCCACTACTGACAGCCCTACATTTGCCGCTATCAATGTAAATGGATTAGTGACTAGCGATGACTTCCAGATTGATTTAGGTACAACTACCGCTTTTGCTCAGATAACGACCCCTTCTAACCTTTCTGGGTTTCAAGCGTTTAGCATTAAGAACACACATACAGAAGGCTACCTGACTTTTGGAACTGTAAACGGTGAAGCCAGAATACAAGCGTTAGGCGCTTCAGGCACTGCTGACCCGTTAAAAATTGACGTAGGCACAACAACCGCTATAAAAATAGATGACACCGGAGTTGTTCGGCTGAGGCAAGGTATAGCAGAAAACAAGACAAACCTCACAGGAACAACCACTACTATTAATCTTAATTCTGCTACTAACTTCGCACACGACCTCACAGGCAATACTACTTATACCTTTAGTAATCCACCAGTTTCGGGCGAAGCTAAAGCCTTTACGCTCAAGATTATTCAAGACTCTACAGCTCGTACAATTACATGGCCTTCTAGTGTTGACTGGGCAGGAGGCACAGCGCCTACGCTCTCTACAGCAAATAACGCAGTAGATGTGTTTGTGTTCTATACCATTGATAACGGTACAACCTACTACGGCTTCACGGCTGGACAGGCGATGGCATAATGAGTACGGTAGCTAAAAAGTTATTGAAGGCTAAGACTGCTGCTGTTGCTGCTACGGTAGGGGTTACAGGTACGTCTACTAAACTCACAACTGTAGATATTTCT